CTCTTCAAAATGGAAATACTGCTGTAATGGAAAATTTATTTAAACTATCATTATCTCAGGGACAAGCATCTAACTCACCCGCGTTTAGTTTAGTTACTGAATTTGGAAAAGGTGTACAAGCTTATTGGGCCGGTGGGATTATGAACAATTATCCAATACCAATGATACCTGCACCCGGTTCGGTTCAAAACGTTGCGGTTATATCTAATTTGGTTGTAAACCCTGGAGTTTGGACTCCACAACCACCAATACCACCAAATGATAATACTGGATTAATTGTTGACCAATTCATTTTGGCAGCAACGATTCATTTAACAACGGTATCTGGAGTTGTACAAACTACATCATTATACCCAGCCGTACCATCACCATTACCAGCTCCGGGTATTTTACCTTGGACTGGATATATGGTACCACCATCTTCACCATCGGTATCAGTACCCGCTATAGCTGCAGCAGCTGCCGTAGCATTAGCAAAGGTTGAAAATGCAGCTGATACAACATTATCACCTGAGCAAATTGAATCATTTCAAGCTGAAAAAGCTGAAGCTGAAATAGAAGCTAATGATGAAACACTTTCATTAGAAGAAAGGGAACCAGCTGCAGAATATGCTACATTAAAAGAAGAAGAATTAGAAGCAGGTGAACAAAACGCAGCTGATGTTGATTTAACTGAAGAGGAAGTTGATGCATTGGCTGAAATAACTGATGCTAAATGTCCTGCTGGGGCTAAGGTAGTTAATGCGGCCAAAAAGGATATTGGTATATTAGAAACTGGTACTCCACCTGGTAAAAACTATGGTGGTTTTACTGGAGGTAGGCAATTACCAAAAGCAGGTAGAATTGATGCTATGATTGGATTTGCTGGATTAAATAATCAAGCGAAAGTTAAATCATCTGGTTCTGGTTATTATTGGTGTGCGGGTGCTGTAACTACTTGGTGGAAAGAAGCCGGTTTACCAACTCCACCCGGAGCAGCAGCTTGTGCAAGTTGGAAATCTTGGGCAAAATCAAAAGGATATTGGTCATCTAAACCAGTATTAGGAGCAGCTGTAATATATTCAGATAAGACAGGACATGCACATCATATTGGAATTGTATCAGCGGTTTTACCAAATGGTTCAATAACAACAATAGAAGGAAACACTGGTGGTGGTGGATTTAATAGAAATGGATGTGGTGTATTTTCAAAAGCACCAAAAAAATATGATGGGTTTGTTATACCACCTCCTTGTGTAAAAAAATAGAACATAACGTACCTATCACTTCAATAACCAAAAAATTATAATAAGATATTTATAGTGAAGGGAATAAAAACTAAACAAGTATGGATACTGATAAATTAGTAAAAGCAATACAAATTATTGTTAAAGATGAAATAAAAGCCGTATTACCAACCTTAGTTAAAGAAGGTGTAAAGGCTGAAATGAAAAAGTTATTAAGAGAGAATTCTCAATTAAGAGGAGCTCTAACTAAAAAACCTGCTCAACCAACATTTATGGATAATGAGGTTAGTGAGGGTATTCAACATACTCCACAACCAACTAGAATGTTAAGTAAAAATCCTTTATTGAATGAAGTGTTAAACCAAACACAGCCATTTAATGGAACACAACATACGGAATCACCATACGCTGGGGCTCCAATGGGAGATGAATATAAAACATTAAATTTTAATACATCAGATGTTCATACAATGGGTGCACAAAATATAGCAGAAAAAATGGGATATGGTGATATGAGCTCAGGTCCATCTAAAGCTGGATTGGGTATAACAACTGGATTAGCTGGATTGGATAGAATTCTTAATAGAGATAACTCAGCATTAGTTAAAGCATTTGATAAATCAAAAGGTGGTTGGAGACCTGGAATGTAATTATAAGATATGGCAATTGAATTAGGTTCAAAGATAGTAAAAGATACCCAAACGTACAATGATTATGCGATAGGTATATCTTTGCCTCTTCAAATTGGAGGAAATGGATTCACTCAAACATATAATACAACCGACCAAATAAAGTCAAACATAAAAAATTTATTATTAACACAAAGAGGTGAAAGAATTTTACAACCTGAATTTGGTAGTGGATTACATGAAATACTATTTGATTTTAATAATGATGATATTGAGGGCAAAATTGAGGATGCTATAAATGAGGCATTTGAACAATGGCTACCTTATGTTACAATAGCTGATATAGTAGTTGAACAAACAGATGCATTAAAAGATAGGAATCAAATAAATATTTCACTAAAGTTTCAAGTTAATGGTAGTGTAGATTTAAATGAAGTAACATTTAATGTACAAGGATAATATAATATGGCAATAACTAAAACAAATAAGAATTTTAAGAATAAGGGTAAGGATATAAAATACCTTAATAAAGATTTTACGGACTTTAGAAATAATTTAATAGAGTTTAGTAAAACTTATTTCCCTAAAACATATTCTGATTTTAATGAATCATCTCCTGGTATGATGTTCATTGAAATGGCATCGTATATAGGTGATTCACTTTCATATTACATTGATGATACGTTAAAGGAATCATTAATGGTTCATGCGGAAGATATTGAAAATGTTATTGCATTATCACAATATTTAGGATACACTCCAAAAGTAACATCACCTGCAATTACAACATTATCGGTTTACCAATTAGTACCAGCTATTGGTACTGGTGTTAATAATACAATTGATACTAAGTTTTTACTTAGGATTAAAGAGGGTATGCAGGTTGAATCAGCAAGTGGTATTAAATTCATTACTCAAAATGTTATAGATTTTACCGATTCAACTGATAGAGAACTAACTTTATATGAAAGGGATGCCATTTCTGGTGAACCATCATTTTATTTAGTTAAGAAATATGTAAACGCAATTTCAGCTGAAATAAAAACGCAAGATTTTGATTTTGGTTCATATGAAGCATTTCAAAAAATTGATATTGCTGATACTAATGTAATTGATATTTATGATGTAAGAGATTTAAACGGAAACAAATATTATGAGGTTCCATATTTAGGACAAGAAATGGTATTTGTGGATTACCCAAATACTGAAAATAATGACCCGGACTTATATCAATTTAAAACAACAGTACCTTACATTCTTAAAACAATAAAAACACCAAAACGTTTTGTAAAGAAAGTAAATTCAGATAGTACAACTACTGTTCAATTTGGTGCTGGTGACCCAACTGCAAATGATGAAACTTTAATTCCAAATTTAAAAAATGTTGGATTAGGTTTACCAAATTCAATCAATAGATTGGAAGCATCATTTGACCCAACCAATTTCTTACATACTAAAACTTATGGTACTTCACCATCAAATACAACTATAACTCTTAAGTATTTAGTTGGTGGTGGTGTTTCATCAAATGTTGGTAAAGGTACACTTACTAGAATTACTGGTATTCAATTTGAAGAAGATACACAATTATTTACTGATACGGAACGTGCAATTTATAATACAACAAAAGCATCAATTGCCGTTGATAATGAAGTACCTGCAACTGGTGGTAGAGATGGTGAAGCAATTGAAGAGATTAGACAAAATGCATTAGCAAACTTTGGTTCACAAAATAGAGCAGTAACTGCTAAAGATTATCAAATTAGAGTATTGGCAATGCCATCCAAATTTGGGGGTATTGCAAAGGCATACGCTACGGCAGATGGTACATTGGATAACAACTCCCCATCAGCAATATTATCATCACCATCGGCTCTAAATGAGTTTACTGATTTGGTAATGAGTTTTGTTAATAAGCCGGATAATGAAGAACCTGATAGGAGAAGTGTACAAACTGAAATTAGAGATTTCTTAGTTGGTAAAACTTCAAATGATAATGAAAAAAATAACCCATTCGCAATCAATCTTTATTTATTAGGATATGATGCAGATGGTAAACTTTCGGAACTGAATAGAGCAGTTAAGGAAAACTTAAAAACATATTTAACAGAATATAAAATTCTTACCGATGGTGTAAATATATCAAATGGATATATTATAAACATTGGAATTAATTTTGAAATTATTACACTTAGAAATTACAACAATAGTGAAGTACTATCTAATTGTATTCAAGAATTAAAAGATTATTTTAATATTGATAATTGGACATTTAATAATACTATCAACTTAAGTGAATTGGAATTAATAGTAGCTAATGTGGATGGGGTAAGTTCAGTACCAAAAATGGAAATTGTAAATAAATGTGGTGGACAATATTCTGCTAATTCATATAATATAATGGCGGCAACTAAAGATAAAGTAATTTATCCATCATTGGACCCATCGGTTTTTGAAGTTAAGTTTCCGGACGTGGATATAAAAGGAAGAGCTAAATAATGATATACTTTTTAACAGCATCAAAAGATGCATCGGTGTACTTACAACAACCAGACCAAAACACTGGTTTAGATGAAGTATTGGAAGTGAGTAAGGTATTTTATGGTAACATAAAAGATATATCAAGAGCACTCCTTAAATTCGATATAGAGCCACTCTCAGCTAGTATAGCTAGTGGTGATGTAACAATGAGTTCTGCTGAGTTAGTTTTGAGAGAAACTGATTCTGAGGAACTACCATTGGAATTTACATTGGAGGCATATCCAATCTCACAAAGTTGGGAAATGGGCAAGGGTACTCGATTTGATGATATCACAACCGCTGGGGTAACTTGGAACAATAGAGAGGGAGATTCAGTATTACGTTGGTTACAAACCGCAGAATTTTCTGAAGTATCTACTGGTTCTTATGCTGGTTTAGGTGGTACATTTTATTCAAATGTATTTGCTACGCAAGATTTTGAATATCGTACAACTGATGTCAATATGGATATCAACGATATTATGCAAGATTGGATTAGTGGTTCAATTCCAAATGATGGTCTTATTTTAAAACTACCATTTGCAAATGAATATAATACATCTGATTATGGTATTTTAAAATTCTTTAGTAAAGAAACAAAAACAATACATCAACCAAAAATTAGAATTGGTTGGGATGATACAACTTTTGTAACTGGTTCAATGACTGAATTGGTAGCAGAAGAAATAAAAGTTGGATTAAGAAATTTTAAAAAGGAATATAAAGTAAATACAACTCCTAAAATAAGAGTAGTTGGTAGAGAATTATATCCAATTAAAACATTTAGTTCAACCGCTCAATACTCAACATCAAAGTTCTTAAATGAACAAACGTATTACCAAATATCAGATTACCACAGTGGTGATGTAATTGTACCATTTGGTGAATTTACTAAAGTAAGTTGTGATACGGATGGAAACTTCTTTAAATTAAATTTATCTAATTGGGAAGTTGACAGAGTATATAAAATAGAAATTAAAGTTGTGGTTGATGGAACACCTCAATTTTTTGATGAAGATTATACATTTAGTGTTATAGCATAATTATGAAAGATTCCGGTTTAAAAAACGAACAACAAGTTGGTAGAATAATAGTTAGTGGTTCTCAAGCATTAAATGAGAAGAACGCAGCTGGTGTCCGTTTGTTTCAAGAATCAGATTT